ATAATGAAACTTCCTTTTTATGCCGCAGAATATGAAGGCGAGTTCATGATTCATGCTACACGAATTGAAGATGGACAGCGAGTAGAAGACCGTGAATGGATACCCGGAACTCTTACTAATAATGACCATCGAGGAAATGCGGTTATAATTGGAAATGGAGAAAGTAGAGAAAAATTTAATTTAAGATTGTTAGCAGACCATAAAGGTGGGTTATTTGCCAGCCTTAAAGTTCAAACATATGGATGCAATGCACTTTACCGAGACTTTACTCCTGATTTTTTAATATCTAATACTGACGACATGGTAGAAGAAATTGCTAACAGTGGATATTGTGACAATAATATAGTGTTTAGTAATGCTCGACAAATGGTAAAGAATCCTGGAAAGTTTCATTTAGTTCCACAAAATCTAACAATGAACGCAGGTTCGGTGGCAACTTATTTGGCAGCCTTCCACGGACACAGAAATATCTACTTGATAGGATTTGATAACCAAGAAGCAGATAATATGAATAATAATCTTTACGCTGGTACTAATGCATATAGTGATGCAAATACAAAGATAAATTCGTCAAAATGGATAGCTCATATGCAAAGACTTTTTAATGCATATATAGACACAACATTTCATTATGTTCATCCTAATGCTGCTTATGTACTTCCAGAAAAATGGAAATGGTGTACTAATTTAAAACTTAAAAATTATAGAGATTATATCAGTGAGCTCGATATTGGTTAAATAACAACTCGCCAGCTTTGAGGTAAGTATTCGCCTTCATAACTCTTAAGCCAAGTTGCTCCGGTCCATTTATATTGTATAAATGTAGTTGCATTTGTAACATAACTAATACTGGTAATTGTTGAACTATCAAACGAAACTATCCACTGTGAACCGTCCCATTGTATAATATCATTTGCACTGGCTACAAAATCAACGTCTGCTGAACTTTTCCAATAATCGGAACCATCTGCATTAGTTGATTTTCCTATATCTTCAAGTATTAAGTATCTTGATCCGGTAACCTTTGTAAATGTATCAACATTAATTGTACTAGGCTTAATAATAGCATCTATAGCAGTTAGTGTATTAGTTGGAATAGTATCAACGTCGATTGTTATTAACAATATATGATTGTCAGTTGGATGATAAGCAACAGTACCAATTACTTCGCTATCATCTGGTTGTATAAATCTTAATTGTGTAATACCTGGGTTAACTGCACCGTATTGTTCAAGTACCGATCTCCATTTTGGTTTACCTGCTGATTCTTTAAGAACTTGGCTAGTGTGTATAGTATCAGAAGTTGGTTCAGCACCATAATCCACAAGTTCAGCTTGTCCATTTAATAGTATTGTACCATACCTTCCAGGTGTAACAGTTAGTCGTTGCCCTAGCACTAAATCATCTTTACCAATTGAACTAACTAGATCACCATTTCCGTCGTATATACTATTAATAATTTTATGTATAACGCCCATCTTTTTAACTTTAGCTGGCATTGTTAACCATATTGGCATATTAAATGTTAGTGTTGCAACGTCGATGCTATCTTCAGTTCCAGTCGGAACTGTTCTACTGGTAAAGTTTACATCGGTTAATTCTACTAAACTCAAACTAGTCCAGTCAACATAATTATCTGTGCTTTGTATTTCTAAACTAGGGTTAAACAAACATAACATTTGTTCCATAAGTTGTAGTTTCATTTCAGTATTACTAGTCCATATGTCTAAATTCATTGTTAAATCATACGGAACTGGCATATGTCGTTCAACTGTAACTGCATTACTTTGTGTACGACTATATGTCTTGGTGCTTGAATTATATTTTCTCTGCCTGACATGTAGTTTATCAACAAAGTTTGGTTCTTGTACACGTTCTCTACTATATTTTAATGCGTTTATGTAGCAGCTCATTAGAGGAGCTCCTATAACTTTATTTTCGCTATTTTCTCTTAATATAGCAGCGGCGTTTCGACTCATGTCCCCGTAACGTACAGGTACTGTAATTAAGTCTCTAACCCCTGTGTTATCCGGAGCCCCTGATTCAATCTGAAAGTTGCTAAACATTCTTACAAATTGTAGTAGGAACCGGCGTATTTGATTATCATAGAAAAATTGTCTTGCCATTATTCATCAGCCTCGGGTTTAAGTGCATTACTTAGTGTCTGTCTACTATGGAATACTTGGTTTGCATCATCTTTGTATGTTATAGTATTCTCAATAAATGCATCTTTCTGTGTATTACCTAAACCACCTGTTGTACTTGTACGAACTGCATCTTCAACTTTAACCCATCTACTACCATCAAATCTAAACAATCTATTTGGTGTAAAGTCAAGTCTTAATACATAATCGCCAACGCTAGGATTAGATGTAAACGCTATACCAGGAGTAACTGCAAATCCGTTTGGTGCTAAACCATCTCCGGTTAAGTAGCCGTTATATCCTGGTGATGTTGGTGTTGAAGGAACTTCGTCTGCAGTTACTAATTCGCTATCTGCTTTTATAGTAGAGTTATCAGCACTTTCAGTTTCTTCTGCATCAACGGCAGTGCCATCCTTTTCCAACGGAACAACAAAGAACTTATTAGTGTCATACCCACTTTTAGGAACTTCTTTTTCTGCTTCGGTAATAATAGCAGTATTAATCTCAAGCTCTTTTTTATAAGTGCTTAATAAGTCTCTTAACGTATTATCAGCACCAGTAACGTCTGAATCGTCTTGCTTTTTAGCAGTATCATCAAATATATCTTTGTATTCTTGACTATCAACTAATGGTGTACATTTAACACGCCATATATGCGGATACCACGTTGGACTAAACCCTTCTGAACTATTACTAGCATCTTGTACTACATAGTATCTGCGTAGTGCTGCTGGTAACGCACTATCTAATGGATAAAAATCTCGTAAATGAGGTAACTCAAATACATCTCCGTTTATAAGTTTTCTACCGATACTATTAATCATATCGTTTATGTGAAAACTTACAAATAATGTATCATTTTGTAAAAATAAGCCAAATTGCGTTAAATCGAAGTCAATATCAGAAACGTTATAAATACCTCTAAGTTGGTATATACTTGAATCGTATTTTCGATCACGGTTTTCAAGGAATAACAAATCTTGTATATTTGTTACACTTTGGCTTGCGTAATTCGGTTGTGTAGTGTCGGTACCGTCATTATTAGCAGTATCAGGACCTAAATATTTGTGTATATTAATTCCTGTTCCGCCAATAGTAAACATCTCGCGTATTCTGTTATCGAAAAACGTGAAATCTTTACCCTTTTCTGGCTTCCATAATGATAATCTTGGCATGCATAATCCTTGTTATACTATATTTATATAAAGATAAAGGTTGACACTTAAACAAAATAGTGTATTATAGTAATATAAACAGAGGAGAATAATATGGCGATTCCAAAAGCTAAGAAAAAAGCAGCACGAGGTGCACCACGAATTAAAAAAGGTACAAAACTTACAGGACCAAGTTTTGCTAATTTTGAAAATTTGTCAGGACACGAGTTTCACAGACTTCGTGGATTAGCAGTAGAATTCTATTATCAAAATTACAAAGCAAGTGATGTTGTTCCTTTTGTTTATCAATGGATGAAAGAAGATGGATACAATAAAAAAGATATTGCTTCTGCAAAGAAAGGAAGTATAAGTCCTACTGTTGCTATCTATGCTAAATTATTGTTAACTGGTTGTCCAGATTATTATGAACCACATAATGATTATTGGGAATCTTGCCCAGGCACAATGAATAGTATGAGACCCATTACGGAATTTATTAAACCAAAGATCGAAGAAGCGATTGCGGCAGGAAGTTTAGTTGTTGAAGAAATTAAAAAAGTAGAAGCAGTTACAAGTATTGCTCCGGTATTAAGTATCCAACAAAAACTACGAAATGCTAGTATGGTTTATGCAACACGCATTGAAGAAGAAGTAGATGCGGCTGTTGATGTAATTGAGAAGTTTAATGTAAAGGGATTTAATCCAGTTGCGTCATTAAGAAAACTCGAAGTTAAAGCAAACCATGCTCGTGTTATTAGAGAATACTTTAAGCCTATGGCAGAAGAATTTTCCGAGTTAACAGGACCAAAGAAAAAAGATGACGATATGTATGATCAGTTGGTTGAAGGATATAGTCATATGTCGGTAAAATCACAAAAGAAGATCGCCGAAGTATACAATGCAGTTGTGTCGGCATGTGATATGATTATAACAAGTCAAAAAGCAACACAAACAAGAACACGGAAGCCAGTTGCCAAAGATAAAATTGTGTCTAAGTTAAAGTTCCAAAAAGAAGATCCTGCACTAAAAGTTGCAAGTATTAATCCATTGGAAATACTTGAGGCAACGGAACTATGGGTTTATAATGTTAAAACTCGTAAAATAGGAAAGTATATAGCTGAGGACATATACGGAAATATAACCACACTTGGTGTTAAAGGTACCACTATAATTGGATATGATATACACAAAAGTGTACAAAAGACACTTAGGAAGCCTTTAGAGCAGTTAGCGACGCTTAATAAAGCAGGAAAAGTACAAATACGGAAGTACATGGACGATATAAAAACTACTGAAACTAAACTAAACGGTCGTATTAATGATCAGACAATACTTTTGAAAGTGACTAAATAGTACTAATAAAAAGGATTATTACATATGTCTGAACTTACTACTGAAAAACAAAAAGTTTTTGATTACATTGAACTTAGCCTCGGTGGGGGTATGGTTGATGTTGAACTTGATGCAGCACACTACGAAATGTCTTTACAAAAAGCATTTGATGTGTATCGTCAAAAAAGTAGTAATGCAGTTGAAGAAAGTTATGGTTTCTTGGCTTTAATAGAAGGTCAAAACGAATACACATTACCAAACGAAGTAGAAACTGTTAGACAGGTATTTCGTAGTACTACAGGTAATGTAGGAAGTGTGTTTGAACCATTTGAAGCAGGATACTTAAACACATATATGTTAACTGCTGGAAAAATGGGCGGACTTGCAACATATGATTTTTATAAGCAATATCAAGAAATGGCTGGACGTATGTTTGGTGCCTATATCAATTTTACTTATAATCCAGTTACTAAAAAAATAGTATTAGTTCGAAACGTTCGTTCAGATGGTGAAACAGTAATGCTTTGGATGTATAATCAAAGACCAGATACATCATTGTTAACTGATACACGTTGTAAGCCGTGGATATATGATTATGCACTAGCACGAAGTAAGTATATGCTAGGCGAAGCACGTTCAAAGTTTGCTACTATTGCCGGACCACAAGGCGGAACAAGTCTTAATGGTGATGCATTAAAAGCAGAAGCACAACTAGAGCTTGACAAACTAGAACAAGATCTATTAAATTATGTAGATGGTCAAATGCCAATGACATGGGTCATGGGCTAACTCTCAAATTTATTAACGAGGAACTTTATGATAATCGGAGTATGTGGCCTCATAGGTTGCGGAAAAGGCACAGTTGCCGACATGCTAGTTGAAGAACATGGCTTTAAGAAGATTAGTTTTGCTGATAAACTTAAAGACGGAGTTTCAACTGTTTTTGGCTGGAACAGAGCTATGCTAGAAGGTGATACTGATGAGAGTAGATCTTGGCGCGAACAAACAGATGATTTTTGGTCAAAAGAAACTGGAAGAATAATTACGCCAAGAACAGTATTACAAGAATTTGGCACTGATTGTATGCGAAAAGGATTCTTTGATGGTGTATGGGTATCCTTGGTAAAGCAAGAATTGCAAAGTAACCCTGAAACAAAGTTCGTAATTCCTGATGTACGTTTTCCAAATGAAATTAAACTAATCAAAGAACTAAAAGGTTCTGTGTGGCAAGTTTGCAGAGGTAAATCCCCAATTTGGTGGGCAACTGCATTGGGTATTAATAAAGCTGATGCAACATATGCAGAAAATAATTCTATGGCAATAGTATTTCCAGAAGTCCATATTAGCGAATGGGCATGGGCAGCAGATGACGATGCATTTAATGTTATTATTAAAAATAATTCAACATTAGAACATCTTAGAAATCAGGTATCAGATCACCTTGCTTAGTGTTCCATCCCTCGTGTCCTAATTCGGTTAAACAGTTAAGGCACACTGATTTGAGATTGGTATGCTTTATATTAATCATATTTCCATCTAAATAATAAACTTCTATTTGGTCAATATATTGACTAGTAAACCCGCATTTCTCGCAACGAGCTTTCTTGTGATATCCAGCTTTTGCCCAAGGACTACTATTACCGTGTGCAGTATGCTTACGAGTACAACTATCGCATTTCTTGCGGTAATAAACCTTTTCGCCTTTGCGATAGTTAATTGCTGCAAACTTTTTTTTGCATCTAGTGCATATAGGTCTTGTTTTCATATAATTATTTAGCGGCGCCCTTTAAAGGTACCGCATTATTTGATTCTAAAACTGGTTTTTTGTTGCAAATGTATAAATATAGTTATAAAATATTTATATATTCACGAGGTATAAAATGGCACTTATTTCACCCGGTATCGAGGTCAAGGTTATAGATGAATC